GGTGAAATACTTGACGAACCGGTAAAATTTAATGACCATGCAATGGATGCGATGAGATATGCAGTTTATACATATCAGAATAGGGCAAGAGTAGAAATACTCTGAAGGGGGGTTAAATTATTAGACTTTTTCAAAAGTTGTTTAAACGTGAAAAAAGTTTTGTAGAAAGTTTAGGTTCTGTTTTGAATTTTTCTTCAGGAAAATCAGCTCCTACAAAATCGAGAAGAGATATTTTACTTGCTTACCGAGAAATTCCTTGGTTGCGAGCTATTGTTTCGAGAATAGCGACGTCAATTCTTGATGTACCTTGGAGTTATTACGAAATAGAAAATTCTTCAAAGAGCTTTAGAAAATTGAAAAGCTCAGGTAAAGAATATCGAGAAAAAATAATGAATAAAAAGATTAAACAAGGCGAACTTGTTGAAATAGAAGATTCTGAAATTATAGAGTTTATAGAAGCGGGGACACTTGTGAAAAATGGTAAGGTGTTATCAGGAAAAGAAATATTGAAAGTTACGCAAATATATTTGGAATTATTAGGTGAGGCTTTTTGGCTTATAGAAAAAACAAAAACAGGCTTACCTCTAACTTATTGGCTTTTAAATCCTATTTGGGTTTCAGACCTTCCTACAGCAAATAATCCTTATTATTCTCTTAGATTACCGTCAGGTGAATTTGAAAATGTACCTGTTACAGAGATTATACATTTTAGAGATATAGACGTTATAAATCCGTATGAGCGAGGGTACGGACTTGCTCAAGCTTTGAGTGATGAATTAGGTGCAGATGAATATGCATCAAAATATATTAATTCATTTTTCTATAATCGTGCAAGACCCGATATAATCATATCGGCAGAGGGCTTGCGGCTTGAAGACAAAGAAAGACTCGAAGCAAAGTGGCTTCAAGAAAGCCGGGGATTTTGGAATGCGTACAAGCCATACTTTATTAGTGGAAATGTAAAAATCACAGAACTGTCACAGAGTTTTCAAAGCATGGAACTTGTAGATTTGCGAAGATATGAAAGAGATTTTATTCTTCAAATATTTGGAGTACCACCTGAAATTATGGGGATTGTCGAAAATTCTAATCGTGCTACGATAGATGCAGCGAATGATATATTTGCAAGATGGGTTTTAGTGCCGAGACTTGAAATTATTCGTTCAGTACTTCAAAATCAATTGCTACCTATGTTTGAGGCGGAAGGAATTATAGATTATGAAAGTCCTGTTTCAGAAGATAAAGAATACATTTTGAATGTTGCAAAAGCAGCTCCTTGGAGTCTTACAGTGAACGAATGGAGAGAACTTCAAGGTTTGGAGCCGATTGAAAATGGCGATGTTTTTATGACTCCAATGAATTTGTTACCTGAACAAAAAAAAATGAAAGTTGAAATAGAAGAAACGAAGAGTGAGAAGAAAGTTGAGAAGACAATTTCAAGAGACAAGTTGAGAAGAATTTTAGAGCAAGTTAACCCAGCAGTTTTGGTTTCAGTTATAACAAGTTTTTGGCTTGAAACTATAGAAAGACACGGAAGAAGAAGTTTGCTTGAATTAAATATTGATACTCCCTTTAATCCGAGAATTGATAGAATAAATGATTTTGTTGAGAAATACGGAGCCGAGCTTATAAAAGGTATAAATGAAACTACGAGAGATAAACTACGAAAAGAACTTGAAGAAGGTATAGCAAACGGTGAAAGTATAGCAAAGTTGAGTGATAGAATTTCAAAGGTTTTTGAAGAAGCAAAAGGTTACAGAGCTGAAAGAATAGCAAGAACAGAAACAATACGAGCAGCGAATTTTGGTGCGTATGAAGGGTATCAGCAAGGAAACGTTGAACAAAAAAGATGGTTAGCAACGATGGATGAAAGAGTGAGAGATGCGCATGCTGATGCTGATATGCAAGTGCGAGATATAGACGATTATTTTGATGTAGGGGGAGAAAAACTTATGTATCCTGGAGATTATGCGGGTTCGGCAGGAAACGTTATAAATTGTAGATGTACTATTGAACCGATTATTAATCAACGAGCAATTTACGATACTGTTGAAAAAAGGGTGAAACGTTGGAAAGAATTTGATTCTGTTTTAAGGCAAGAAGAAAAAGAATTTCAAATACAGTTGAAAAAAGCTTTTCAAAAGCAGCAAGATGCGGTGAATGAAGAATTGAGAAAGGAGTGATAAAATGGCAAATGAAATGGTAAGAAAACAATTCATTTCAAAAATAGAAGAAGCGAATGAAGAAGAAAGAACGATTACTTTTGTGTTGTCGACTGAAGGAAAAGACAGAGATGGAGACGTTATAAAAGCAGATGGGTGGATTTTGGACAATTATTTGAAAAATCCTGTAGTGCTTTTTGCGCATAAATATGATTCGTTGCCGGTTGCAAGGGCAGAGAAAGTGTGGGTGGAAAACGGGAGTTTAAAAGCTACAGCAAAGTTTGCGACAGAAAAAGAAAATCCGTTGGCAGAAAATGTTTATCAGCTATACAAAAACGGATATATGAACGCAGTTTCGGTTGGTTTCATTCCTGTCGAGTATGAAGAGAAAGGAGAAGGATATGAATATTTGAAACAAGAATTGCTTGAATTCTCTTGTGTACCTGTACCAGCAAATCCCGAGGCTTTAATCAGTTTAGCTGTGAAAGGGATGAAAAAAGAAAAAGAAACAAAAGAAGTAAAAGGTGTAATAACGTATAATCAAGCTCATCCTGATGGTACTCCTAAAGCTCCTGAGGGCGAAGCTTGGGATGCAGCAGCAGAAGTTAGAGAGGCAGACGTTGATGATTTGAGGGTTATGTGCGCTTGGGTGGATAGTGAAAATGCAGATCTAAAAACAGCCTACAAACTCCCGCATCATAAGGCTTCAGGTAACCATTCTGTTGTTTGGCGTGGTGTAGCAGCAGCTATGGCAGCTTTATTTGGAGCTCGTGGTGGAGTTGATATACCGGAAAACGATAGACGAGGAGTATATAATCATTTAGCGAGACATTACGAAGAGTTTGAAAGAGAAGTTCCTGAATTCAGAAGTTATAATGTTGATGATGATATAGAGTTATTGTCTTTGCTCAAAAGTTGCTATGAACCTGAAAAACTCACAGATGAACAAAATAATGAAATCAAAGAAAGTGAAAACAAAGATGTTGAAGATAGTGAAGAGAAAGAAGAAATGAGCGAAGAAGAAATAAGAAACCTAATCAAAAGTGAGGTGGAAAAGATATATGGCTACAAGAGAGGAAATTCAAAAAATGATAAATGAAGAAATTTTAAAGTTAGAAAAAGAAAAAATAACGAAAGAAGGTGGAAAGATGGAAAACAAAATGTTTAAGTCGAAAATGAAACTTGATAAAGTTGATAATTTCACTAAGTATGTTATGGCTGTTGCAGCTGGGAAGGCGATATAGACAAAGCTTTGAATTGGGCAAAGAAAAATGAATTTGAGGAAATAGAAAAAGCTTTGACAATATCCGCAGATTCAGGAACTGGCCATTTTCTTGTACCCGATGAATGGGCGAGCGAAATAATAGAACTTTTAAGACCTGAAGTAACTGTAAGGAAGTTAGGCGCTCAAACAATGACTTTAGTTGGTGGAAAAATGCATATACCAGCTATGGTAGGTGGAGCTACGGCAGAATATTTGGGAGAAAGTGCAGATATAGGAGTTACTGAACCTGAATTTGGAGAAAAAATTCTGATTGGCAAGAAACTCGCGGCTTTAGTACCTGTTTCAAATGATTTATTAAGAAAAGCTTCATATAATGTATTAAACATTGTAAGAAATGATTTGATAAACGCTATAGCAATAAGAGAAGATAAAGCTTTCTTATACGATGAAGGTAATGAAACACCACAAATTACAATAAAAGGATTAAAAGCTTTGGCTACAGCGTCGAGCAATGTTTTATCTTCATTAGGCAGTTTGGGAAAAGATTTAGCTCAAGCAGAAGATAAACTTAAAGCAGCCCATATTAGATTTGTTAGACCTGGTATAATCATGAGTCCTCGAACTGAAACGTTCTTAAAGTATTATTATGAAGAGCTTACAGGTACTTATCCTTATCTTGAAGAAATGAAGAATGGTACAATATTTGGATACCCCTATGCGGTATCTTTTGATATACCAACAAATTTGACAATAGATACAGAAACTAATGGTACAGAATTATTCTTTGTAGACTTTAATGAAGTAATAATCGGTGATAGTGATGAAATGTACATTGACGTATCAACTGAAGCGTCTTATAAAGTTAGTGGAAATTTAATAAGTGCATTTTCAAAAGACCAAACTTTAATCAGAGTTATAACTGAAAATGATATGATTTTAAGACACGATGATGCGGTTGTAGTTATTTCACCGTTGAATTGGGACGTACCAACCGTTTAAAATAGGGGGTAAAAAATACCCCCCTTTTATGCTTTGAAAAGGAGTTGGTAGAGAATGGTTAAATTTATTAAAAAATATAAGAGATTTGGAAAAGGAGATGTTGCAACCTTTTCAGAAAAAATAGAACAAAGATTAATTCGTTTAGGTTATGCAGAAAAATATGAAAAGCAAGAGAAGAAAGAAAAAGAAGTTAAAGAAGCTCCTAAAGATAAGATGGTAAAAGAAAAAGATACAAAAAAGAAGTGAGTTAAATGGAAATTATAAGTGCAAGTCCAAAACGTTATTTGCGGTTAGGTTTATTGAAAGAAGTTTTGAAAATAACTGATAATGTACAAGACGAATATTTGTTTAAAATAATTGAACAGAATTCGTATGTTATTGATGCAATCGTTAATCGAGAGTTTAATAAACAAAAAAGGAAAGAAACGAAATATTATGTAAAAGATATGATTTTGCTTGATGTTACTCCCGTTTTATCAGTTGAAAGTATAATTGCAGATAATCAAGAAATAAGTAATTATGCTTTGTTTGAAGATAGTGGTATTATTATTTTTGAGACGTATAAGTGTAATTTTGAGAAAGTCATAGTAACGTATGAAGGTGGTTATGAAACAGATGAAGAAAGTTTTGAAATACCAGGAGATATTGAAAAAGCTTGTTTAGAATTATGTTTGTATCAAATAACCGGAGATGTTGCTATAAAAAGTGAAAGAATAGGAGATTATCAGGTACAATATCAAGACGTTTTAAATATTTATACAGATGTAGAAAAGTTGCTTAAAAACTGGCAAAGGATTGAATGAGATGATAAAAAACTTGTATATTCACGATTTGCAAATTCAAAGAAAAGTAGTTGAAAGATTGTCAGACGGCAGTTTTCAAGAGAGTTGGCAATCTATTGCAAATATTAAAGGTAGAGTTGTACCTGCGAGTTTGCAAGTGCAAGAATTTTATGCAGCTGCAAAAGACTTGAAAAATGTAAGATATACGGTTTTTTGCGATGTAGAGGATATACAAGAAAATGATATTATTTTGTTTGGAGAGAAACAAATGAAAGTCATAAATGTAAGAGAGCCGAGTCACATGGGCCACCATCTCGAAATTGATTGTGAAGAGATAATATGAGTAGAGTAGAAATAGATAAACAAAAATTTGAGATGATTAAAGCAGAAAAAGTTAGAAATGGACTTCAAAGTGTCGGTTTTTTTCTTGAGAGCGATATTAAACGGAGTTTTAAACCTGGACATGGAAGAACTTATATAATTCATAATAAAATTCATAGAGCAAGTGCTCCGGGAGAACCTCCTGCAGTGTTGACTGGACGTTTAAGAAGCTCGATTGCAACAGATTTGCAGAAAAATTATGTCAGAGTAGGAACAAATGTAGAATATGCAAAGTGGCTTGAATATGGTACTTCAAGAGTTGCGGCAAGACCATTTCTTAGACCAGCTTTGGAGAGAAACAAACGTGAGTTGCCACGAATATTCAGGGAAGGTGCAAGATAATGATAGGACTACGAGGTGCAATATTTCAAAAATTGATAGCGAACGGAAATATCACAAGCAACGTTTCGGAATATTTGAATTATCCCGCTATTTTCACAGTTGAACCTATACCAACAGACGTTAACCTTCCTTATATCATTGTTAGCCAAGTTTCTGAAGTACCAAATGATACAAAAACTAATGATGGTAGAGAACTGTTAATTGATATACGAATTTATACTCAAAAAAACGGCAATGTAAACGTGATAGAAAATTTAGTTGAAGAAGTATATCAAGAGTTTCATAATGAAATTGTTGTTGTAGATAATTTTCAAAACTATTTGCTTAGGGTAGTTGATATTGTGAATAGTGATGAAGAAGAAGTGTATGGAAGGATAGTTTCAATAAGAGCATTATTTTCAAAAAAAAATAATTAAGTGAGGTGTGAAGTATGGCTGTAAAAGGTATAGATTTTTTATTGTACGTTAATACTGGAACTCCTGAAACACCGACCTGGACTGTTGTTGGAGGGCAGAGAGGAGCAAGTTTGTCACGAAGTGCGGATACAGTAGATGTAACAAACAAAGAAAGTAACGAATGGACAGAAAGTTTACCGGGTTTGAAAAGCTGGAGCATAGACTTTGATGGCTTATTGGTTGTTGACGATACCGCATATGAAGCTTTGAAAACAGCTTGGAAAACTGGACAAACTGTATATGTGAAAATAGAACAAGATGGCGGAACTGCAGAAGGTGGATATGGAATTATAACTGATTTATCAGAAGATTATCCTTATGATGCTGAAGCTACAGTTTCAGGGAGTATTGAAGGAACAGGAGAATTAAAAACTATTACTGTTTAGGTGAGGTGTAAATGATGAAAAAATTTGTTACCTTCAAAGTAGGAAATGATGAATATAAGCTGAAATATGGAATTAAAGAACTTGTAGAGCTTGAGGAAAAGCTTGGTGTTAACTTAACACAGTTAGGAGAGAAGGCTTTATCAATCAAGAATATCAAAGATATGATGATTGTTGGATTGCAGAACAATCAATTATCGGAAGACGAAGCAATGGATATTATCGATGAAGTTGGATTGAATAAAATGGCAGAGTTGGTTAATCAAGCAATAAATCTTTCACTTGGTACTGATACAAAAAAAAATAACTAAAAATGAGATAGCCGGCACTGTCGAACAAATGTATCGTAGAGCTGTCGGCTATTTCAACTTATTACCAAGCGAATTTTGGCAAATGACTTTTTGGGAAGTACAAATATACATTGAAGAAAAAGAAAAAAAAGAAATAGATGACTTGAATAAAATGATTTATCAAGCGTGGATAAAAGAAGCATTTGCTAGAACGAAAACTTTGAAACCTTTAAAACGATATTTAATTCGAGAGCAAAAGAAAGTGACAAAAGAAGAAAAAGAAGCAATTTTAACCGAATTGTTTGAAAAATTCGGCGAGGATGTGAGAAAACTTGGCTGACGAAAAGGTTGGAAGTGTTTATATAGAAGTTTTAGCTGATGATTCACAATTTAAATCATCTTTGTCAAGCATTGAAAAAACAGCGCAAACAACGGCTTCAAATATTTCACAAGGATTTAAAAATGTAGGCAAGACTATGACTGATACGGGGAAAACATTGACAAAATCAGTCAGTTTGCCACTTGCAGCAGTTGGCGGAATAGCGTTGAAATCGTCAATTGACTTTGAAAGCGCATTTGCGGGAGTTCGAAAAACCATCGATGCTACAGAAGAAGAATACGCTATACTCGAACAGGGTATCAGGAATATGGCAAAAGTATTGCCAGCAAGCGCAGAAGAAATTGCAGGAGTTGCAGAAGCAGCAGGACAATTGGGAATACAAAAAGATGCAATTCTTACTTTTACACAAACGATGATAAACCTTGGAGAAGCAACGAATTTAACAGCTGAAGAAGCCGCTACACAATTAGCACGATTTGCAAATATCGTAGGAATGTCACAGACCGATTTTGATAGACTCGGTTCTGTGATAGTTGACCTTGGAAATAATATGGCTACAACAGAAGCGGAAATAGTTGATATGGCAATGCGCTTAGCTTCGGCTGGTGACCAGATAGGACTTAGCGAAGACCAGATTATGGCTTTAGCAGCTGCGTTAAGCTCGGTAGGTTTGGAAGCAGCTGGTGGTGGAACGGCTTTTTCACGTGTAATGATAGATATGGCAAATGCAGTAGCTCAACCTGGTGAAAAGCTTGAACTTTTGGCTCAAGTTGCAGGTATTAGTGCAGAAGAGTTTGCTACAGCATTTAAGGAAACTCCGGCAGAAGCAATACAAATGTTTACTCAAGGTTTAAATCGAATGTCAGAAGAAGGGGAAAATGTATTCGAAGTATTAGACCAACTTGAAATGAGCGATATTCGTGTTAGGGATGCTTTGCTAAGAGCGGCCGGGGCGTCAGACGTATTTTCAGAAGCTTTGGTAATTGGCTCAAATGCTTGGAATGAAAATACAGCTTTAACGAATGAAGCAAATCAAAGATATGCTACAACTGAGTCACAATTAAAAATGCTATATAATAGATTAAAAGATGTTGCAATTACTTTAGGAGATGCGTTAGCTCCAGCGCTAATGGCAGCTTTAGACGCTATGGAACCACTTTTCAAAATGGTAGAAAATGTCGCTAATTGGTTTGTTTCATTAGATGAAAACACGCAAAAAGCGATAATGACTATAGGCGGTATTGCTGTTGCAATTGGACCTGTGCTTACTATTTTTGGTAAACTTTCTAGTGGAATAGGTGGAGTAATAAATATGTTTGGTAAAGTATCAGGCGCTTTTACTTCAGCTGGTAGTACAATGTTGTCAGGCATAGGAAGTGCAGGAGTTTGGGGACTCGCTATTGCTGGTATTGTTGGGGCTGTGACTTTGATAATCAAAAACTGGGACAAAATAAGTGAGTTTTTCAAAAATCTTTGGGGCAAAGTAACTGATATATTTTCAAATGCATGGAATTTCATAAAAGATGGAATATCAAATATGTGGAATACAATTACCAACTTTTTTCAAAATGGTTGGAATAGCATAAAATCAGGTGTGCAAACATTTTCTGATAATGTTAGTTCAGCGTTTTCTAACGTTTGGGATGGAGTCAAAAACGGCGTTTCAAATATGTGGGATACAGTTTCAAACGCATTTCAAAATAGCTGGGACAGAGTTAAAGGTGGAGTAAATAATCTTGCAAATAATGTAGGAAGCGTATTTTCAAAGACTTGGGATGGTATTAAAAACGGTGTTTCAAATATGTGGGATGCAGTTACAGGAGTTTTCAAAAAAGGCGGGAAAGATTCTGAAAAAACGGTAGAAAAAAGTAATAAAAACATACAAGAAAGCTTTGAAGATTTAAGTGATGAGGTAGTTGGCCACTCAATTATTCCTGAAATGGTTCAATATATTTCATATTGGTTAGAGCGTGGTGCTGTTGAAGGCGAGACAGCTATAGATACATTGAGACGTTTTGGAATTCGAGCTTTGGGTGATTTAAAAGCGCAAGGTGTGAATTCTATAGAAGCATTGAGTGCTTTGGGAGTTGCAAACTTAGATGCTTTATATGAAATGGGAGCTAGAAGTTTAGGAGATTTAAAAGATTTTGGGATACGAAATATAGAAGATTTGAAAAAAATAGGTGTTACTGATTTTGAAGAGTTGGCTAAAATAGGTATTACTTCATTTGAAGAGTTAAATGAAATTGGTGTACGTAGTTTAGAAGAATTTAAAAAACTTGGAGTGGCTTCTTTAGAAGATTTAAATAAAATTGGTGTTACTTCATTAGAAACACTGAAAGATTTTGGAGTA